TATGCAGCTTGCGCAAGATATGTTTAAGCATGCAGGCGCAGCTGGCGCCGCATCAAAAGAATATGTTGCTTCTAAAGGCGATGTTGTTGAACAACATTCCGGAAATAAACATACTGACCTAGAAGGCGATGATATTAAAAGCATAGCAGGTAATAAACATGTTATGATTAAAAATGGAGAACATGCTATCCATGTACAAAATGGTAATATGGATACAAAGGTTGATAAAGGCAGGTATCAAGTATACGCCTCAGACACAATAACAATTGAAAGTAAAACAAGAATAATTATAAATGTTGGTAAAAGTTATATCGATATATCTCCAAAGGGTATTGAAATAGGTTCAGATGGATTTATAAATCTTTATGTTAATAAGGGTAAGGATAATCTTACTATTGCAAACTATGGATCTGGCAGAGTTCAGCTTGGTGCTGGCAGTGGTTCAGCCGTTGTAGCTGGTAATGATGTTATTATTAAATCTAAAACTGGTACTACTATCGAAAAAGGACCAGCAATTCCTCCATTACCATGGCCAGGTTTACCTCCTAAATAACTAAAAAGGCTATTAAATGGCAGTTACTAGAGCGGATACTTTAACAGCAACTCAAAAGAAATTGGAATATTACTCCGATTTTCTTGATAACTTTGATCGTTCACCGATTGGTAATGAGCTCGGAAGAGCGATAAATGAAAAAAGTATAAATCAATCTATTCGCAATTTATTGTTCACAGATTATGGCGAAAGACTTTTCCAACCAACTATAGGATGCGATCTTAGAAAAACTCTATTCGAACTCAATACACCACAAAATTCAGAGTATATTTCGTTCACAATAAAGAATACATTGGATCAATATGAACCAAGAATAAAAGTTTTAGATGTATATATTGATGATGGATTTGGTGTAACTTCTAAAAATACAAGTGAAAATGAGATTTCAATATCAATAACTTACGTAGTAATAAATAAACCAGATCCATTAACAATAACAATTCTTCTAAAAAGAGCACGCTAAATGGCTAATAATTCTCTTAATGTTTCTTTGTTAGATTTTGATAGCATCAAACATAATTTTAAGGAATATCTCAAATCACAACCAACCTTTAAAGATTATAATTTTGAAGGTTCTAATATTTCTGTTCTTTTAGATGTTTTATCTTATAATTCTTATTTGAATTCATTTTATCTTAACATGATAGCGTCAGAAATGTTTTTGGACTCAGCTCAAAAGTTGGATTCAGTTATTTCACATGCAAAAGAGTTAAATTATCTTCCAAGATCTAGTCGTTCTGCAAAAGCAGTTGTTAATGTTGTTGTTGATGCAGTTGGTGTGATAAATCCTCTAATTGTACCAAAGGGGACAATTTTTTCTGGTAAAACTTCAACTAACAGTTTTAATTTTGTTACCGATAAACAACATTCATATTTTTCAAGTAATACAATTTATGAAATTCCTAATTTAGAAATATATGAAGGTTCATATGCTCAAGATTCATTTATAGTAGACTATAATGTGGAAACACAAAGATTTTTACTATCAAATCCTAATGTTGACACAGAGAGTTTAGAAGTATTAGTCAATGAAAATCTTGGTGATACTATATATACATTCACAGAAAATCTTTCTAATTTGACTGGTAAATCTACTGTTTATTTCTTGCAAGCGACGTATAGTCAGCAATATGAAATATTTTTTGGGGATAATGTTTTTGGTAAGAAACCAAAGAATGGTTCAGTTATAACAGTTAATTATAGAGTAACAAGTGGTTCAGACGCTAATGGTATCGCATCGATTAACATGGATACTGATATTGGTCCTTTTAACAAAGGATTGGTTAGTGTCATATCAGTAGATACAATTTCCCCTACTATTAGCGGTGCCAATGCTGAAAGTATTGAATCTATCAGATATAATGCACCAAAACATTATCAAACTCAAGGTCGTTGTGTTACCACAAACGATTACATTTCTACAGTTTTAAGAGAATATCCAGAAATACAATATGTGAATGTTTATGGTGGTTCTATTACAAATTCTGCTGTAGAATATGGAACAGTTTATATTTCACCAAGTACGTATGCTGGACATACTCTTTCTGAAACAAGAAAATTAGATATTAGATCTTATATTGGAGGTTTATCGCCGATAGGAACGAAAGTTTCTGTAGTAGACCCAGATTATCTTTATGTTAATATGTCAATACTTTTACATGTTAATTTTAGAAACACAACTATTTCACCAGCTAGTTTGGTATCAAACTGCATACAATCGGTCAAAGACTATAATTTAAACAATTTACAAAATTTTAACACTGCATTTAGATTATCAAAAGTTGAACAAGCAATAAATGAAACAGATGTTGGTATTTTAAGCAATGAAACAACAACAACCATTTACAAATCTTTTTCGCCTCCATTAGATATTATTACTGCGGTATATTGCGTCTTTGATAATAAAATAATTAAAGGTTCTGTAAAAAGTTCTAATTTTGATTCTTTGGGCAAAACATATATACTCACTGACAGTATAAGCGGCATTGATGTTGGTACAGGTAAATTATATTTGTTTGAACAAAATACAAATGCAACAACTCCAAATTATAGTTTAATTGGATCGGTTGATTATGATAATGGTATAATAAATGTAGATCATGTAATTTATCATAATATCAATGGTGGTTTAAATATTACAGCAACACCTGTCAACCAAGACATTTACTGTTATAAAAATACTATTATAGAAATTGATACAATAACTGGTTTAACTTTTAAAGTAATTAGCGAATAATGAACATAGAAAAATATATTTCACCATTCATTGAAAGTCAATTCCCTCAATTCTACCAAGAAGAGGGTGAACAATTTATTGCATTCGTTAAAGCATATTATGAATGGATGGAATCAGAAGGTAATATAATCAATCAAACAAGATCATTGTTGGATTATAGAGACATTGATACCACATTACGAGATTATATTTCACATTTTAAACAAAAATATATCAACTCTTTGCCAGAGAATGTTGTTGCAGATAAGAAATTATTGATCAAACATATTCTTGAATTATATAGATCAAAAGGAACAGAAGCATCTTACAAATTCTTGTTTAAGATGTTATTTAATGAAGAAATTGAAGTTTATTTGCCAGGCGATCATATATTTAAATTATCCGATGGTGAATGGATATTAAAAAAATACATTGAAATTTCTGATAGTCCTTATCTATCTGATATGATTGGTAAAGAAATTTATTCTACAACTACCAATTCAAGAGCTGTAGTTGATAACTATTTTATTGCTAGAGTTAATAATAAACTAGTTAACGTTATGTTTTTAAACGACTTAAGAGGTAATTTCAAATATGGCGAAAGAATATTTTGTGTAGAATTACCGCAAATAAATCAAGATAATGCTCCTATTATATTTGGTTCGCTTTCAACTGTTAGTATAACTAATGGTGGTTTGGGCTACAAAGTCGGCGATATTTTAGATATTCAAAATAGTGGTGTTGGTGGAAAAGCAAGAGTTTCATCAACAACATCTAAGAATGGCGAAGTTACATTTGATATTATTAAAGGTGGTACAGGGTTTTCTTTAGATGCAGTTGTAAATGTTGATGGTTTACAATTACCTATTAAAAAAATATACAGTAAAAATCCTGCTGTTGTTGCCACGAGTGCACCGCATAAATTAAAAAATGGCAACTCTTTAAGAATTGATTTTACCACAAATGGGTTTGAACCTATCAATACTTCATTGTATTCTTATTTTGTTAATGTAATCAATACTACTGCATTTAGCACTTATACTGACATTACCTTAACAACACCATATGATGGAACAGCGCTTGGATCTCTATTAAATATTCAATATGTTACTAAAGCTAATCCAATCGTTTTATCAACAAGAGGGATAGTTGTAAAAGAAGATCCAGAAAACCCTGGAGAATCGATTACAGTAACAGAAACAATTCAACATGGACTAGAAAACGGAGATCAAGTCGCAATTCAAAATGTTGAAGGAATGACTGAATTAAATGATAAAATATTTTTTGTTAAATCAAATAATCTTACAGAGTTCAGCCTTTATAGAGATAAAGGATTAACTATTCCTGTAAACAGCACAGGATTCACTACACATGAATCCAATACAGGTTATATTTTCACAAATACTCCAATATATGATATTGTACCAATTAAAAATATTGAAAAAACAAACCCTGTAAAAGTAGAAACTAGTACATTTCATTATCTAAAAGATGGTGATTTTATTAAGATAGATATTGTTAACGGAACAACAGAATTAAATGTTCTTAATTTTTCATATTATGTTAAGCTTTCTAACACAACAGCCTTTAGCTTATATTCTGATGAGAGTCTAACTACTCCTATTAACGGCACAGGTTTTACAACATACGTATCTGGTGGGTTTATTTATAAATTTCCATTTTATTTTGGAAATACTGGTTATACATATCTCAATACTGGTGGTGAGGGAGCTACATTTAAAATAGGTTCTTTAGTAAATAAAGAAGTATTGAAAATTAACACAGATCATATTCATGATTACGTTCCAACTGTTCTAGACGATACAGAAAATGGATATGCTTTAACTATTGATGATGTTATTGGTAATACAACCATTGGTACATATTCACATGGCAATATTGATGAATTTGCACCTGGTAACATTATTAAAATGGGTGAGGTTGATGTCAGAGAATTTGATGTAGAAATAACATCAGAAACTTTGATGTCAAATGGTGAAATTTTATCAAACACTACTTTAGGAATTGGTATACTAGAAATCTCCGATGTAAATTCTTCATTTTTACCAGACGATTTGGTTTATCAAACAAATAATGATTTAGAGAATGGAACAAATACTGCAATTGGTGCTGTATATTATTCCCCTGATAAACTTTTAATTAAAAATGTATCAGGAACTCTCAATGATGCCAAAAAATTATACAATGCAAATGAAGATAGAAAGATTACAAAATTAAATGTTGTTAACATAACTGGCCAATTTGAAATTTCAAATCGAATTTTTCAAACAGATAATGGTTTGGTAAATGGTACAATAACAGCATCTGGTGTAGTATATTACTCATCAGGAGCTGATATTAGAGTTGATCAGCTTTCCGGAACATTTGTACAAGGAAAAATATTTAATACTGCATCAGATTCAAATGGGTACGTTTCAAAGAAATTAACTTTTTATGTTGTGACAATAAATGGAACGTTTAATGTTTCTGATGTTGTTTATCAAACAAACGATAATACAAAAACTGGTAATAAAACAGCAACAGGTTTAGTATATTATTCTTCTGGTTCTACGATCAGAATTCATCAAACATCTGGAACATTTTCAACTAAAAAAATGTTTAATGATAATTCAAATTCAAATGGTGTGATTGATAGTATTACTACGGTTTCTGAAGCAGCTATTAAATTAAATTCTTATGCAGCTGTAGACACCATAGAAATACCAACTCTTACACATTTAAAAGTAGTTAATACAGATGATACATTGTTAGCTCTAACTTCTGATGGTTATGCAGTTGATGGGAACCTTGTTGGAAATGTTCACAGTGAACTTTTATATACTGGAACCATATTAAAAAGTAATATTTCTGGCACAACCTTAAAAATAAATACACCATATTCAGCTAAAACAGTTAGTGTTAATGCAAATTTAGTTGATGTCTTATCTAATTTGTTATATGCTAATAATCAAAATGGTTATTTTTTAATCGATAGAACTGTTTCTGTAGTTGGAAGAATTTCAGATGTGACTATTTCGCACGCTAACCCAGCAGTTGTAACCACCACAGTAGTTGCTGATGCTAATTTTACTATATTTGAAAATGACCCTATTAAATTCAATACAAATGGAGGTTTACCTGCTGGTATTCAAGATTATCAATATTACCCTGAAAAAGTATACTATGCAGTAAATGTTGATGATGGTATCTATGGGTTTCCAGATTTAAGAACTTTTAATATTGCGGAAACTCCTTCTGGTACACCAATTGCAACGACAAGTGATGGGTTTGGAACACACAATATTACAAACATAGTTGAGACAGGTATTTCCGCAACTGTAACACACAATAAAAGAATGACAGATTGGTTTCAATTTGGTATACCTTTACCATTTCCTTTCAATAGAAAAAATTTAGATACAAGAATATCTGTATTGATATATGTTGATAAGGAAGTTGGTACTATTGCATCATTGACTCAAATTAATCCAGGTACTGGATATAGCCTTGATCCTACAGTTTCTGTAATTGAACCATTAGTAAAAGAATTAGGGTATTATGAATTATTTGGCCCATATGTGAAAACTTTGAAAGGATTTAATGCTTCTATAACTGCTAAGGCAATTAATGCTAATGGTATTGTTACTTCGATTGAAGTTATTGACAGTGGGTTTGGTTATGATAGAGATCAAACAGTTGAATTATTATCAAATTCTAACCCATATGCAGTAACAGGAAAAACTGTTGTTGATTTAAATGGTACTGCCGCAGGATACTGGCTAGATAATAAAAGTTTCGTTAGTGATGAGATGTATTTACAAGATAGTAATTATTATCAAAATTATGCATATGAAATTGTTGCTGAGAGAATGATGCATACGTATGAAAATTATGTTAAAGATTTGGTACATCCGACTGGTATGAGAATGTTTGGTAGATTTATAGTTAGAAGTGAAATTGACATTTCAACTGTTAACGATATTGTTGAGAGTGCTATCGTTCAGAAACCAAGAGAAGAATATTATCGTATCGATAGTGGTAATATCCTTGTTGATAATACAACTATTCTTTCAGACAACGAAATTATATAAAACAAATTAAAGGGATAAAGACAAATGTCAAGACAGATTATTGATGTAGGCATAACAGCAAATGATGGCACAGGAGATGCAATCCGAGATGCTATGATTAAAGTAAATGATAATTTCACTGAACTTTATAATGGTAAATTTCCTGGATCAGTAAATGCAACATCATTTACTGTTGGGACATATTTTGAAGCAAATACTTCAATATTAAAATCACCTGGTCTTTCTGTCAATAATTCTGTTATATCTTTTTCAGGTTTTGTTAATGCAGCCTCCTTTGTCCCAAGAGGTGGTTCAGCTTCTAATGGAGCTCTTTGGAAAACTTCCGCTGGCGCTATCAATTATTATGTATGGCAAGGCGCTGGTAATAGTTCTATTTGGTGGACTTCAGCTCATGATTTTAGCATCAATCCAAATGGCAACAATGGCGTTCTTTTTGTTAATACAACTTTTGTTTCCACACCCGTCTCAGTAAATGTTGCGCAAAATTTATATGTTGGTGGAAATATAGAAGCTGAAATTTTCACTCCTATTGTTGGAGGAACAAGTACAGATGGTTCTATTTGGGCTAATTCTACCTCATATATTTGGCAAGGTAAAGGATTAACATCTATCTATTTGAATAAGGATCATGAATTTCATGTTAATCCAAATGGCAACGATGGAGTTTTAAAGGTTACTCAAGATAGTGTTTCTGTTTCGAAACAACTTTCTGTTCCGCTCGAAGGTATCAAATTTGCTGATGACACTGTATTAACATCCGCAATTTTAGAAGGTGGTAGAGTTGATGGGTTTGGCTCTATTGATCAAATTCCTTATTTTACATCAGGAGACACTGTAGTAGGAGCTTCTGGTATATCTATTGCTGATTTTGGCGAATCATTGAATGTTAATGATAGAATAATTGCAAATACTTTCACACCAAGATTAAATGCTGGCTGGCCATCTAATATATTTGAAGGATCTATCAGAGCATACACTGATGAATTTGGTGCTAATAATTATGTTTGGCAGGGATCTTATGACCCTATTACAAATACAGGATTTTCTTTACAACAACAAACAAATTACTTTGCTGTTCATACGCCATATAAACCTATGGCGTTTACAATAGATGATTATGGATATGCTAATTTTTCTAAAAATTTAGTTGTCAATAATTTATTTGATAATACTTCGGGGCAATTAAGAGCAAGATATTTTATTCCAATCAATCAAGCTGGTGGTACGCCAATAAATGGCGCTCTTTGGGCATCAAGAAATAATTCTGGCACCAACTATTATAATTGGACTGGTGAAGGATCTAGTTATCTTCGTTGGGATTCCACACATACATTTACAATTAATCCAACTGGGACTAATGTGTTTATGGCAAATCCAATGGGTGTTTTTGTCAACACTTATTTAACTATTAATCGTAATTGTAATGCCAATACCATATTCGCCAAAGAAATAACTACTGATAAACTAAATTCAAAATCATTTATACCAACTAAAGCCATTGGTTACCAAAACCCTGGTAATGGTGCTCTTTGGGCATGTAAGTCTACTGATAATAATATTGATTATTATGTATGGCAGGGTGGTGGAGCAAGCTCTGTATGGTGGGACCAAAATCATTTATTCAGTATTAATCCTAATGGTATTTCTACTCTAAGAGCTTATCCAAATCATGTTGATATCGCGGGTGCAGTTACTGCAAATACTTTCACACCATTACTAGCAGATGGTTGGAATAATATAGCTAATGGCGCTCTTTGGGCTTCTACTGATGTAAATAATAGAATTTATAGATATTATGTTTGGTCAGGAGAAAATAATCAATCAGGTCATAGTTTGGCTTGGTGGTCTTCAGATCATAATTTTAATCTTGGTATAAATGATAAAATTATGATGTATGCTTCTAAATATGGATTTATGTTTAGTGGGACAAACATTAATAACCCCAGCGCAGACCCTATACCAATATTAGGTTTATTCTCTGGTTCAAGTACAACTAATTGTTATACACAAGTACAAGGTAGAATGTCAGTCGGTGTGCCATCTATTCCTGGTGAAAAATTTCGTGTACAGGGATCTGGAATGTCTGTACTTGAAAATGTTATAACTGCTACTGTAGATGGCCGACTAGTTACGGGTGTTATATCAAATGCTACTGATGCATCTTATGATTTTGATTTCTTTGGTGGGTGGAGATCATCAGGAGCAAAATTCCGTGTAGATAGCACTGGCGCAGTATATGCACTTTCTTATAATGAGGGTGCTTCAGATCAAAGATTAAAAACAAATATTAAACCAATAACAAATGCTCTTGATAAAGTAACTTCTTTGACAACGTTTACATATAATTGGAATGAATTAGCTGTAGGGTTTGGGTTTGATGGAAAAGAAGATCAAGTTGGTTTATTTGCCCAGGAGCTTGAAAATGTTCTTCCAGAAGCAGTAAAAATTGCACCGTTTGATATAGCTAGAAATCCTGATGACACAAGCGAATATGTTTCAAAATCTGGTGAAAATTATAAGACAATCAAGTATGAAAAATTAGTTCCGTTATTGATTGAAGCTATCAAAGAATTGAAGGCTGAAATTGATCAATTGAAGAAATAAAAAAAATTCATATAAATAAAATAAGATATGGTTCTGGGGTATTAAATGGCTGTTATTACTTTAAATCAAAAAATTGATGTAGTTAACAACTTCATCAATTCAGTTAAAGATAAAAGAAATTCCTACTATGTTTTTGTGGGTAAAACATCACCATGGTTAAATTCTGACGGTGGTATCAATGATTTAGCTGTTATTGATGCGAATAACTCCATCACTCAAACACAGCATGACATTTATCAAAATATGAATTTTGCCAAAAGATTGACCGAAAACGATATTATTTTTATGGCAAAACGTAATACTTGGGTTGCGGGTAAAATTTATGATCGTTATGATAACAACCATCCGGATCTTCAAAATAAATCAATTTATGTTATAACAGACACTAATGATGTTTATAAGTGTATACATAATGGTTATTCGCCAAAAACAACAGATGGTCTCCCTTCAACTGTTAAACCAACTATAAAACAAACTTCTGGTAATTTCCAAACTTCGGATGGTTATATTTGGAAATATTTGTTTACATGTGAAGCTTCGGCTTATACTAATTTTGCTACTTCTAATTATATACCAGTAACTCCAAATAATGATGTTATTGCAAATGCTATTCCTGGAACCATTGATAATATTGTGATTAAAAATGATGGTGAAAATTATCAGGTATATGAAGAAGGGTATCTAAGATCTTTTGTTGATACATTCAATGTACAGCTTCCTATAAGAAGTTCTACCATTGATGACTTTTATACAAATTCTTCAATTTATTTAAAAGCTGGATTTGGTGCTGGTCAAATAAGACAAATTATTGCATATGGTGGTTTAGACAGACAAGCTGCTGTTAGCCCAGCATTTAAATATTATGAAAATTTAAAACTTAAAGATATTATAGGTGGTGTTAATTTTACTATTGGTAAATTAGTAGTTCAAAAAATTGCTAATATTATATTTTTCTATAACCAAGGTTCTTTCAATAAAGGCGACGAAATTTATCAATCTGATAAAGGTGGTTATGGTACTATTTTACATGCTAACACAACTACCTTCGTTACTTTAAACACTTCTGGTATTGATTGGTGGAAAGACTATCCTTTCCGTAATACGAATGAAAGCGCAATTAAAAAAAGCGGTAAAGTTAAAGTTGATGTTACTACAGATAGATATAAAATATTACCAGTTTCTGGGACAGCTTTTACAAGTGAATATTTAGAAAATGAATATATCAGAGTTGGTGATGATGAAAATAAAAACATAAGAAGAATAGTAAGCGTCACAGCGGAAGCGATAAGTGTCAATTATCCATTCGAATTTGCTGCTAATGTTGAATCTGCTAATAATTATCTTGTTCCATCAGCCGCCACAGCTGATTCTGTTACAAACCATGTGACAGAAGGAGATATCGTATACACCAATCTTGATTCTGCTCAATTGTCGTTTTCTAACGTTCAACCAGAAACAAGTATGTTTACGATCGGCGAAACCCTTCTTGTATTTGATGAGAACGGAAACCCAGATTATGCCAATGGAACATTATCTTTTGCAAATACAAGTTCTCTAATTTTATCAGATGTTCAAGGTGAAATTAACGCACAAAGATATGTTGTTGGCGCTACTTCTCAAACAAAGGCTCATGTAGATTCTGTAGATTCTTATCCAAACATCACAGTTGAACCTATCTATGGTCAGTTTTTAACTGGAGCTCCTATTGAAATCAGAAGTCAAAATGGAGACCCTGTTGGTAACGCTACAGTTATTTCGAAATATTCTTCACCAGATTCATTAACAGAATATATAATTGGCCCGACAGTTAATATCCTAGGTGATGGTAACGGAGCTACAGCTTATGTTCATGTTGATTTGACTTCTAAAAACCAATCTAGAGGTATCAGTTCTGTTATTATGATTAATAATGGACAAAACTATACAAGAGCAAATGTTACTATTACCGCAAATACAATTTATGGTTCTGGTGCATCCGTTGAAGCTCAAATAAGCCCAATCAATGGCCATGGCAGTGAACCATATCTTGAAATGAATGCAATTTATTGCGGTATTTCGAAAAAAATTGGTACTGGCGCAGTTGAAAATTTTGTATTCCCAACTTATGGTTCGTATAGAAATGTTGGGATTATTAAAAATCCTTTAATTAAAGATGTCATGTTACATGTTGCAAATTTTGATAGATGCACACTAACATGTGAAAATATAGTTGGTGATTCAACGTTCCAGGTTGGAGAAGTTCTAATTCAAAATAGTTCTAAAAGAGCTGGAGTTATCACTAGCGTTGAAGGTGACACAAGTAGCGCTACTGTTGAATTAAAAAGTATAGATGGTCCATTTATTGTAAATGGTGAGGATGAGAACGGCGATCCAGCTGATGATAGTGTTGAAGGGTTTACAAGCGGCGCCACCGCAAATGTAACAGCTTTCTCTTACAACTATTTCTCATCTGATGTACAAACGTATTCTTATGATAACACACTTGGTGGTTCTGGATATATAAATCAAACATTCAATGAAACACATGAAAAAATTAGACTAACTAATGTAGTTGGTTCTTTTGCTGTAGGTGATCCTATATTTGAACCATCAGCAAATGCATATGCAACAATAACATCAATTTATACAGCTAATGAAACTATTGATTCATCTGCAAATTATGGTCAACAAGTTCTTCAAACTGCAAGAGTTGCATTGTTTTCAAACAATAGACCTTATCAATTATATGAATATGTCACTCAGGATATTTCATTCGCAACTGGTAGAATCATAAGTTGTACTGATGAAGTTGATATCAATTATGTTGATTCTACCAACTATATTGTTGGGGACATACTAGTAAATGAAACAACAGGCGCCAATGGTATAGTTGTTTTTGCAAATAATGATGCAAATTATATAAAGGTAGCGTCAATAAGCCAAGAAGGTTTTGATGATTACACAAGACCATTTAACGATGGTGATATGATCAATAATTTAGAAATGAATAAACAGACAACAATAAATAAGTTATATACTGTTTTAATATTAGACGATATTAATTATCTGTCAGGGTCTCAAACCACCCCATTCCTTGGTGTGTTTACTATCTCTCCAGACGATGCAATAAGAGGCAATACAACAGGTGCATATGGTTACGCTATCACAGAAAATTCAATTAGATTACCAGAATTTGTGAGAGATAGTGGTAAAGTCATTTATAATGAAACACTTGCTCCGTTTGATAGAACAACAACTTCTACAGAACAAATTAAACTAATTATTAAATTTTAGAGGAAATAATGGCAGCTAATAATTCTCTCCTTGATACAAATTTGAGTACTAGCCCGTATTTTGACGATTATGACCCAGCGAAAAACTTCGCAAAGATTTTGTTTAAGCCAAGAACAGCTGTACAAACAAGAGAATTGAACCAGATACAATCAATTTTACAGAATCAAATTAGTATATTCGGTAAAGATATCTATAAAGATGGTTCGGTTATTGGCGGTGGTTGTCAGTTAACATATGACAATAGCTATTCATTCGTTAAATTAAACGATACTTATGCTAATTCTACTGCTCTTACAGTTTCTAGTTTGGATGGTTTAGTTGCTACAAATGCAAGAGGATTAAGAGCTAAGATTATCAATACTGTTCAAGGCTTAGAATCAAAAGCCCCTGATTATAACACTATCTTTGTTAAGTATTTAAATACTTCTCTTTCACCATATGCAAATGGTGTATACCAAACTAAATTCGATGCAAATGAGCAATTGTCATTTTACACAGATGCGGGATCTTATCAAGGTAATGTTGTTACTGCTTCCCCTACTGTTGCAGCAACTGTTTCAGGTTATGGTTATGCTATAACTGTCGGTGAAGGTATAATTTTCAAAAAAGGATATTTTGTTAATGTTCCTAAACAAACTTTAGTTGTTGACAAATATTATAATATACCTGATAATGTTTCAGTTGGTTTTGGTGTAAAAGAAACAATTGTAACTGCTTCTTCTGATTCTAGCCTTTTCGATAACGCTGCTGGTTCTCCAAACTTTACAGCTCCTGGCGCCGATCGTTTAAAACTTGATGGTGTATTGGAAGTTAGACAAACTAATTTAATAGATGCTAATACATTTTTCTCTATTGTTGATTTTAAAAACGGTTATCCTGTAACAAATAGAACAGATGCACAGTTTAATTCAATTCAGAAAGAACTTGCACGTAGAACTTATGAAACAAATGGTAATTTCGTTGTTGAACCCTTTGTTATTTCTTCAATGCCATTAGCAAATACACAAGATGCAGATTATGCTACTCACTATAACGCTATGGTTAGTAGAGGTTTGGGTTATGTTGATGGTTATAGAGTAGAATTTATCAATAATACTGGTGTTAAAGCCAGAAGAGGCGTTGATACTAATGGTATATCTCAACAAGAAGTTTCTTTAAATTTTGGTTATTATGTAAAAATAAAAGAATTATCTGGTAGTTTTTCAAGTTCCAGTGAAATTGTTCCAGTAGAAATTCATAATGTTGCAAAAACTTCTATAACATCAAGAACTTTATTATCTACAAGTTATTCTGCAACTACTAAAATTGGTACTGCATATATAAAAGGAATTGCAATAGATAATAATGGTTTGCAAGGCTCTCCGGATTGTCAGTATAGACTTTATTTGTTTAATTTGACAATGAATCCAGGGGCTAATTTTAGAGATGTTAAGAGTGTAATTTTTTATGAAAGTAGTACTCTTAAAGCCGTCGCTGATGTAATAACAACAAAGAATTTTGCTTCTGATGCTCAAATTGCAAAATTAGAAAATTCAAATTTGAAAAGCTTGATATTCCCATTTGGTCAAAATGCATTGACACAAAGCGATTTTAATAATATGGAATTCAAGTATAGAAAAGTTAAAACTGCCACTATCAATAAAGATACTTCAATAGCAACAATTGGTGTTGATATTGATGCTACTGCCACTTCTACAGATTTCTTATATTCAGGGAGTTCTTTGTCTGGTCCTGCAATGAATGACTTTATTGTTGTGCCAACATCAAACGGTTATTCTGATGTTAAGACAGGAACTATAACAACACATGATAGTGCTTGTACTACAATTACTGGCGCTAGTGGTACTAATTTTATTACACAGTATGAAGTTGGGGATTTTATTTACGCTAATAACACAGCAAGAAGAATTGTAGGAATTACAAGTGCTTGTACTGCAATTGTAGATGCTGATTTTGGCGGGGCTGCTGGAAGTGGAACAGCTCACCAAAAAGTATGGTTGAAGGGCAATCCAATACCGTTTGCTGGTAGAGCAAATAGAAGTATGTCAATTGTAAGTAACAGTTTGACAATAGACCTTGGTGAAAATGCAAACGCAGCATTCAACGTTCAAATTCTACATTCCCTTTCAAGAAAAGGCGCCAAGCCTATAAAGAAAAATATAAACAAAACTGTTTTCGTTAAAATAGACTGTTCTACTCACGAAAACGGTCATATTGGTCCATGGTGTTTAGGTATCCCCGATGTTTTAAGTATTGATGGTGTATATGTGGATAACTCAGGCGATAAAACATATTCAAACACAACAACAAATCGTGTTTCTAACTATGTTTTGGACAATGGCCAAAGAGAATCACATTACGATCTAGCATATATGAGTATTATCAATAATACTATTGGTGATAATTTAACTGCAGATACAACTATTCTTGTTCAATTAACTGCGTTTACATATAATAGTTCGCAGGGTGTTGGTTATTTTGTTGCCAATTCTTATCCAGTTGATGATATTAATTTTATGAATTCTGACAGAATGGCGACGTATCAAATACCTGTATACAATTCACCAGTTGGAGTATCTTATAATTTAAGAGATAGTGTTGATTTCAGACCTTATGCTACAAATACAGCTGCTATTTCAACAACTATTAATTCAGCATATACGAATCCTCCAAGAACACTATCGTTTAACTATACTCCTTATTTGCCTGTACCTGATTCCCTTTTCCAATCAGACCTTGCATATTATTTGAGAAGAATTGATAGAGTATCTTTGGATATTGCAGGTAATATTATTATCACTGAGGGTAAACCATCTTCTGGCAATCCAGCAGCACCGCCTGAAAAACAACAAACAATGACACTTGGTTTAATAAAAGTATCACCGTTTCCTTCTCTAACTTCTTCTGAAGCGGCTGAACAAAATAGATATGACATTGCTATTCAAACGCAAATGAGTCAGAATAAAAGATATACAATGAAGGATATTGGTCAGTTTGATAAGAGAATAAAAAATCTAGAATATTATACTTCATTATCTATGCTAGAATCTTCTGCTGCTTCTTTGCAAGTTAGAAGTACTTCTACAGGTTTGAATCGATTCCAGAATGGTATTTTTGTAGATCCTTTCAATGGATTTGATCTATCAAATACAAGACATCCGAAATTTTTTATCGCAATTGACCCAGAAAGAACTGAGTTAAGACCATCGTTTGTTCAAATTAGATCTGAATTTGACTTTAATCAAAGTTTAAGCGATGAATATAATGGCAGTCAAAAAGTTGCTAAATATGGTAGTCTTGTTATGTTAAAGCACACAACATCATCAATACCATATATTCAACAAAAATATGCTACTAAATATAGAAATGTTATTGATGCAAACCTCTATCATTATAGAGGAACTGTTAAATTGACACCTAATGGTTCACAAGCCCCAGATATTACAAAAGGTGTACAAGTTCTTGATAATGTTGATAATTATTCAAATTGGGCATTTTTAGCGGAAAAGGCTTGGGGCACTCAATGGGGTAATTGGGTAACACAATATACGAATTATGCTAATACGATTATTAGCGCCGCGAGTATTAAAGATGAACATTATAACGCTTCTGGTCAAATTGATACTACCACAATTGCAAATAGATTTAATAATACTGGAAAGGGTATTCCAGCAAATCAACCTGGTGGTGGTACTGTTGTTCCAACTTAATAATAGGGTTTTTTAAAAATGCCAACAAATACAACTTTAGAAACAACATCTGTACAAACGCTTGCAATTACTCAAAACGTTTTACAACAAGTTGGAACTCAATTAAGATCGAGTCCAATGGTGACAGAAAAAACAGAAAATGATTTTGTTGAAAATATTAAAATTTTATCATATATACCTTCGAAGACAATTAAATTTGAAGCGCATGGTATGAAACCTAATACACGTGTATGGGCTTATTTTGATAATGTGCCAGTTACTAACTGGTGTAGCCCTGTTCTCGATGGTTGGAGTCAAGATAATATTAATGCTTCTCAACAAACTGTTGCATATGGCACTACTGAATTAATGACAGATTCGACAGGATATATTCAAGGTCTTTTTGCTATACCCCCCAAACAATTTCAATCACAGCAAATTATTTTTAAGTTGGTTGATATTTCAGACTTAACTCAAGGCGAAGCTGCAATAACAACTGAAGCTGATGGAACTTATTTTGGAAGTACATTATCTTATGCCAAAGGTCACACTACATTTACCACACAAAGCACAACAATATCAAAAACTGAGGTTAAACAAGATTTGAGTGTTGGTGCTTTATCATTGCTAGGCGATGCATCTTCAAAATATATACCTGATCCTGTTTATACACCACAAGCAGGTGGTTCGGGATGTGGATGTGGATGTTTTATTGGTTCTTCTTTAATTACATTAGCTTCTGGTGAAGAAATACCAATTAACCAAGTTAAAATAGGCGATAAGATTTATAATTACAATAAAACGCAAATTAACACTGTTAAATTTGTTGAATCTTTAAACGATAAATATTTTGACAATCTCTACAGTCCATCAAAAGACATTGAACCATTTGCAACAAACAACCACCCAATTTATATTGATGGTGAACTTTCTTGCATTGATCCTGAAAGAAATAATAATTGGTACCCTTGGCTTGGTAAAAACAAGAAAATAGAAGCAATTATTGGTCCTATTAAAAACGATAAAGTGTACAATCTTTGGGTGGATGGAGATGGTACATATATTGTAAATGGATATGGCACAACTTCAATTTTTGGAGACGGCGGTCTTCTTCGTTTATTAATTGAACAAAATTTAATTTCTGAAAAAAGAGCTATTGAAATATTATACAATTATTTGTTATTGGACAAGTATACAATTTATGGAATTTACATTTTTAATATATTTTTTGGAAAATTAAATATTAAGTTTATTAACAAAACATTTGCAAAAATTTTCGAAACTGATACTTATGTTAAAAAAATGTTTGACCCTATCTGTAAGATAGTTGGTGGAACCTATTGTTTAGTGAAATAAATATATAAAATCAAAAGGGTATTACAAATATGAAACCAATTGGTCAAACTTTTTATGTTAATGAGCCAGCTACTGGAGTTCCAGGTGTCTTTATTAAAGAAGTTTATGTTTATTTCAAAACAATTTCAACTACAGATGCTATAGAATTACAAATTAGAACAACTTTAAACGGTGTTCCTACTAAAGAAACTTTGCCATTTGCTTCTAAAATAATTTACCCAGATGAAGTAGACGATAATGGAGATTTCTACTTGAATGCATCAAGCGATGCATCAGTACCAAGTAGATTTATTTTCGAAACACCAGTTTTTGTTGAGTCAAATAAATCATATGCGTTAGTAGTGTTTCCGCCAGGTGGAAACCAATCTGGCGGAAGTTATCAAATATGGACTTCTGAGATTGGGTTAAATGACGTTAAATCTGGCGAGGCAGTAACTGATAATAATGACACTGGTGATTTATTCTTATCTTCTAATGATATTAGCTGGACTCCTATTATTACAGAAGATATGAAGTTCTCAATATTCATTGCTGAGTTTACTTCAACTTCTGGATCTGCAATTTTTAGTTCTCCAAACGAAGAATATCTTGAGTTGGAAGAAACTGTTGGAACCTTTGCAGAAAAAGAACCATTGTTTATTGCAAATACTCCAATTAGTGTTGCTAAGTTGACTGTTCCATCGATTTCTGGTGGCGCTTTTTCTGTTAATGATGAAGTTTATCAAACAGATGATGATACAGCTTTAGGAACTAATACTGCAACAGGTAAAGTATATTATTCTTCTGGAAGTATAATTAAAGTCTCAAATACATCAGGAGCTTTCTCCAGTTCTACATTCCCAAAACTATTTAAAGCTGGTGCAGAGGTAAGTGGTGATGTTACCGCTGTTTCTCAAAATGCTTCTGTAACATCAACAGCAAATACATTTACTCTTCCTGATCCTTCTTTGTTCAGCGAAGGTGATTATATCTATATCGCAACAAGTAATATGTCAAATACAAATATTTTTAAAGTTACTTCTGTTGGTTCAACAACTTTAAATTTTGCTAACGTTTACCCAGCTTCACTGGCGAATTCTAATTTTACCGATCAAAATTGTATCTATGGACATATATATGGGGGTACAGAAGGTAAATTGAATGGTGGTATGGGCGCTATACAAACTTACCCAGATTTTACAAGAGCAATTATCGATAACGTTCATCCCGGAACTGGTAATGGTTATTTCAGTGATGCTAATGGACTTAAATTAGTTGGTATGTATTCATCAGCAACTTCTAAAATTAATAAAACAGTAAGTTTCGTATATAATCAATTATCTCCTCAAATTACGCATGTTGTGCCTCCAAAAACAGAAATCAGTTGGTCATTTAAAGGTGTTAAAAATGATGGGTTTTATACCGACGATGCTGATTATATTGATATAAATGAAGGTACTTCAAACGAACTAACAGACAGCGAACGAATTTTAATGTCAAGAAGTGCTGAATTACAAAATAGACCAGGTGGGACGCAATCGCTTTTTATTAAGGCTGATATGATCTCATCAAACACTAAAATATCTCCAAGTGTCGATGTATTGACTAAATTAACTCACTTTACAAGAAACAATTCTTTCCCCCAGTATGAATATTCTGGTTATTATTTAAATGTAACTAATTTGAAAGGTAATTTCAACGAAGGCGATATTATCCACCAAAATAATGCGGTCGCTGGCATTGTAAGATTTGCCAACAGTTCTTTTATTAGAGTAACTAATGTTCCAACAGGAACATATTTCCAAGCCCAAGTTAGAACAATTAATAGTGTTGCCGCTGTTACTGACACTACTGGTAAATTTTCATGTAGTGTTGCTACATTAGCATATGGCGACCGTATTACTATCACTGGCACATTAACTGGATCCGGATCTATTACTGACTATGTTTCAGGAACTGTCTATAAGGTTTCTGCAGTAACTGGAACTTCCCCAAGAGTTACTGGATTCACACTAGTGACTGAAGCTGGCCAGGCTATTGAAACTAGTGTTGGATCTTTAACTGGTTTAACATTCTCCGCTGATTGCGCTCTATTGGAAAATAGAACTGGAGCAAATAAAGACCCAGTTCAGTTGGCTAATGCAATTATTACTACTGCTGAGTATTATTCAGAATCTTATGATAATGGATATTTCGCCGCCCCAAGGTACATTTCTAAAAGCGTTGGTCTCGCAGAACCTGCTGAAGACATTTTAGTTTATCTTGCTGCATATAGACCAGCATCTGCAAGCATATTTGTTTATGCAAAAATATCAAATGAGGGGGATCCAAATCAATATAGTTCAAAAGATTGGACTCTCTTGTATGAAAGATCTTCACCATCTCTAGTAAGTAGTAGTGTAAATATAGACGATCAGGTTGAATTGTCTTATAGTTTCCCACAGAGCGTTAATCTTTTCCCAAATAGTGTTTCTTTCCTAGGAACAACAGTAACTACAAAAACTTACTCATCTGGTGGCGCTTCTGGGGCATTTACTTTTATAGTTGCATCAAACGTTACTAATATTGAATTAGGTCAAATTGTTGTTGGGACTTATGTGCCAGACAATACTGTTGTCACTGCGATTGATAGTGTAACAAGAACCATCACTTTGAGTAAAGCATTTACTGGTCAAGCATCTGGAAGTTACACATTCCGTATTCCAAATACAACTGTTACTTTATATTCAACAGATAATTTGTATGTCGGCTCTTACATTTATCTATATGATCCAGATCTAAGTAAATATAATGTTAGACAAGTAACAGGTGTTCTTGATAACAATACAATTTATATTGATTCACCACCTTCGTTTTCATCATCGGATGCATCGATCGGAACTATCCCAATCAAATCAAGACATTCTGCATTCTTGAATGATCAAAATTTTAATATTGTAAGATATGTTACTTCTGACGATTTAGTTTTTGATTCTTATTCTACTTTCTCTATTAAAATTGTATTAGGTTCTACATCAACTACTATTGTTCCAAGAGTAGCTGATATGAGAGTTCTGGCGATACAGGCGTAATATTATGGATTTCATAAAAGTTAAAGATCATCCAAATTTAATTAGAGATAAACGTAGTAATGCTATTTTAAATACCGATAAAGAAGCATTAAATAAATACAAAGAAGAAAGAGAACGTTTGTTAAAAATTAAAAATGCTGTTGATGAAACTCCAAATTTAAAAAAAGATTTAGAGAAAACTAAACAAGATGTTGCCGAAATAAAACTCATGCTTCAGAAAATAATGGAAAAAATTTAAATGTCAGTAACATTAACCCAAATATCAAACACGCAGGTTTTTGGAACTTGGCTGAACAGAACAAACCAAACACTAGCAGTTATAACAGCAAACGCTGTTACTACAGATAATACAGCGATCGGTGGTTTTACTAGTGGTAATGGTACTGTTAATGGTATTTTGGGCGCTAACGTTATTTTTGCTAGAGATGGTATAAGAGGTGGTAATGTTACTGCTTCCAATACATTGTTTATTACTTCAAATGCTGTGTTCAAATGGAGTAATAGTATATCTTCTTCTAATTTGGTTATTCTTGTTTCAAGTCAATATGGAGCAAATCTTAGCGTAAATGTTAACTTTGTAACAATAAAATCTGTAAGTAATACTGATATAATCGCCAATGGTGTTAGTACAACAAGTTCTAATGGCACAACCTTTACATCTGTTGGCAATAATCTCATAGTATCAAATAATCTTGTATTAGAAACAATAAAAAATATTAATGCTACAAGTAGTAATGTGATGTTCACAGCTACACAAAATACTTCTTTTACCACCAATAATTTTACAGTTACCGCAACACCTGGCAATACTTTAATAACAACAAATAATATTACCATCTCAACAAAAGATTTCACATTATCTGGGGATAGTGGCAATACTAGTTTAACAACTAATAATTTTACAATTACTGCAACACCTGGTAATA